CTTCCCCCCCCCCCTTGTAAATTCGACCCTGAATCGTATGTTTGGGTCCTCAGTCATCCTGAGTCCCTTCGTCGCTCCGCCGCTCGTTTCGATCATCCTGAGAAGGTTTCCCCTCTGATTGAAGAGTTTGCTGAGTCGTCTGTCACGAGTGTTGTCAATTACCTTGTTGACTGTGGTTTTCGGTCGTGTCCCATTTTGGCCCACAAAAATATTGACATTGTGCCTACGTCTTCAGCCGGCTATCCTGGCCGTATTTGTCGTAAATGGGATATTAAAACTAGGCGCGGTTCCGATGTTCGCACTAAGGGCGATCTTCTCAACACGTGTCCCTGGTTACCCGATTTTGTGTGGGAGCATGGTTGGTTTCTTTTGAAGGACCCCTTGTTCTACTTTAGTTCTAAGTGCACTTGGCGTGATGTTTATGTCCTTTATCTTAGGCTTGCCATCGCCGACATGTGTGCACAAATCGGCAAGAACGAGTATCTCGCTCTTTCTAAGGTCCTCGCGGGCAAGTTCCGCACCATTATGGTTCCGGTTCTGTTCCATTTTGCTTCCGCCCGTCTCAATCAATTTTTCAATAAAGAGATTATTCGTCTTGGTAATAATTTTGATTTTGCTGGCGCTGTCGGGATCATTTTTGCTCGCGGTGGCTTTGAACGTCTTGGCAAGGAACTCATGTTGTTTGATACTGTTATTGATCATGATTGTACTCTTTGGGATAGCAATGAAGGCCTCCGCCTTAGGCAGCTTGCTGCGCTCGTTCGTATTGCCATGTGGGATGGCAAGGGTATGTCTCGGCTTGAATATCTCAGTCGCATGGTTTTCTTCACCCTTAATAGTGTGGTCACCATGTTCTACCTACCTAATGGTCAAGTTCATTTGAAAACAGTTGGTGGTTCATCCGGTCATCTTAATACCACTTCTGACAACACTATTGACCACCTCCTTATGATGCATATTTCTTGGAAAATGCTCACCGGTATGGACCTCTTTTACGATAAACTCCCCACCGGTTTGGTTGCTTGGCGCAACCATTTTTGGTTTAAACTTTATGCTGATGATTCGGTCAAGGCTTATAAGAAAATGGATTTCCCCCGACACACCGTCCGTTTTCTTCTTGACAATGATCTTGGGCATGACCCTATGTCCTATGAGGTTTGGAAGTATCTCTACTCCCTCTTCGGACAAGTTCTTAAACCCCAGACGCACCATGCACCGTTGGATGCGCCCCCCGGGATAACCTTTCTTGGATATCGATTCATTCAGCAGTGGCGGCTTGGACTCCGCCTCTGGGTTCCTGAGTACGATCGCCAGCGGGCTCTTACGGCGGTTCTTCTTTCCAAAACAAGGCTGCATAAGGCCGAGCTTGGTAAAAGGCTCATGACTGCTTTTAATCTGATGGTTATAACCACATTCGATGACGAACTTTCCAATTATTTCCGTAGTGTCCCTGATGTTGCAGGCTG